TGGGAACGGGCCACGCTGGACGAGTACGTCGACACGAACCAGGCCTGGGAGACTGTGTGCTTTAACCTGACGTGTATTCTCGAGAACTGCGACGTGTACCCGTCAGATGGGGACATCCTTCTAAATTTTTGCAAGTTCAAATTCAAGAGAATGATAATCGGTTGATAATCGGTCCCACCGACCTCCGCCGACCTCCCGCCGACCTCCAAAAAAGGTTGGTGGGTGCATTCCCCTCCTCCTCTCTCGTCCTCCTTACCATCTCTCGTCACGTTTTAGAAGAGAAGAGAGAAGAGGAGAGCGGTCCCACCGACCTCGCCGACCTCAAACCGTTTTTTGGCCAGAACGGACAATGTTTTTGAAGAATTAATTTCCTGTAAAACATGGTCCCTGGAGGGGTGGAGTAAAACGAGGTCGGCGGGTTGGTGGGTTGGCGGGAAAGGTCAGCGGAGAGCATGCATGCAGTCATTTATCTAGAGAAGGCCAAAAAATTTTAGCGGGGTATTTGAGGTCGGTGGGAAAGGTCGGCGGGCTCACCGCGAGGGCTAATGACCTGTAGCAGAGGACTCTTCTTTTCCAACGCGGCAAACCTATCGTCAAGGAGCCGTCTTTTTGGAATCAACCCGGTGTCGACGAGTGCCTTGTAGTCGCTCACGACTTCGGAGTAGAACATGCCTCCATCCCCCTTCCGTTGAGCCCTATCAATCTTTCGAACACTTGCGATCTTGATGGAGAGGTCGGCCGCCATGTGGTACGTCGAGATGCGCTGCTCCAACTGTTTTTGACTCTGCAGAAAGAGTTCCACCCCATTGATGATGGCCGTCAAGAGGCTGATGATGCAGTTGACGGTCGACACGGTCTCTTGCTCCACGTACGTTGCCAGTCCGACGCTGAAGACGGCGTTGACCCCCGAGAGAATGATTGTTGGAATTTTGAAGATGAGAATCCGGTACTGCAGGTACCCGATGTGCTTCCTCGAGTGGTCTTGGATCATTTTTGTGTTGAACAGGATATCATCGAGCGGGTCGTCGATGTTGTCCCATGTGCTGCTGGTGTCGTCGGAGTCTGACATTTACATTTAGATTGAGATTTTAACCAATTCTGACCAATCTGAAATTGAAGTTAGTTGTGTCTCCCGTGTTTCTTATAGCAGGAGACGAAAAGACGGCATTTACCACTAATTGAATCGTGGATACTGCAAGGACTTCTACGATACCAGCACATGACATAGATGTTTTTTGGTCTCCAACTGGTACGGTGAAAGTAGGTAATTGGAGGCAAGCGTGATACGTTAATGCTGTAAAGTTCTTAATTTGTATCCTTGGTGTAGTTGCAACGGCCCCTGCGGTCGAAGAAGTGATAGATGAGCAGCCAGTAGCCACATAGATACCGATAGGGACAAGCGTTATTGAACTGACAACATAATCCACCCCAGTTGTTAAAGGGGCTGAAGCACCACTATAAGACCCTGTGTATACCGATCCCAATAGGGCTGATGTCGGACTAGGGTTTGCCGTGTTCGTTGAAAAGGTGATGCGTTTGTCGGCTGCCAGCGTCAACCCGTTGTTGAAATTCGCACTCCCCGCTGCTGAAAAGTTAGATGTCCCATTCAAAGAAATGGTCCCCGTTAATGTAGGCGAAGCAAGAGGGGCATAAGTCGTTGCTGCAGTGGCTGTGGTCAGGTACGAACTAAGAGATGCAATGGTCGCGTAAGTCGAAGCCGCGGCGGCCGTGGTCAGGTACGAACCAAGGGACGTGATCGTGGCATAAGTCGATGCTGCAGTGGCCGTGGTCAGGTACGAACCAAGGGATGCGATCGTGGCGTACGTCGATGCCGCCGTTGCCGTGGTCAAGTAAGAACCAAGAGATGCGATGGTCGCGTAAGTCGATGCTGCAGTGGCCGTGGTCAGGTAATTCCCCAATGTTGTAAGGGGTACAAAATAAGTGTTTACCCACTCCGTCGTGGGGACCTGTGTCGTGCTGATATTGGTTGATGGGGTCGTTGTGTTTAGAACACCATTTACATTCACGGCGCACGTGCTTATCCCTATGTTGACGGGAGCGGTCCTCCCTACTGCTACACCTAGACCGAGTTCTGCTGTCGCTCCCGTTTGGGTTCCTCCAAGGTACATGCCGCTTGTCGTTGTCGTGGGGTTGATTCCGACGTTGGAGATCGTTAAATTGCCAATTCGATTTGAGTTTGATGATGTACCCATTGTTATTGTCCCGGTCGTCGAAGAGAATAACGACACGGCGGACCCTGCGGTCGCGCTTGTAACACTTGTCGTGCTTACACCTGTTGTGAAAGTTTGGAGAGAGGTCCATGTGTTCGCTGATGCTTTTGCCCCGTACACGGTCGAAAGAGCCGAAATGGCCGAGTCCACGTACTTGGTGTTGGCCACATTCGAGTTGTTGCTCAGTGCGGTTTGGTCCTTTACCGTCATGTTCACGGCCGAATTGACCGCAATCAAGTTATCGGACCCACCCTTCAGGATCACGCTCGAAGCCGTTTCGCCGATCGTCAAAGTAGACACGGCAGTCTGAGCATCGACGTTGTTTGTTCCAACCGACTGTGCCGTAACTCCAAGGGTAAATGTTTGGGGTTCGTCGAATGTGTTGCTGGTCAAAATGCTGGCATAGTCTTCAAGTTTTAGATTGACTAGTTCACAGGTCGCGACCAGGTTGTTGGCCGTTCCCTTGACTTGGGTCGGAGCATAGACGTCGCTTGTAAATTCACTGTAGGCCCCTTCCCACACGTTCTCTCCGGTCCACGTGTTGTTTGTCGTTAGGATGCTCGTGCCGCCCGAGAGACTTGTCGTAACAAAGGAATAATAGGTCCCTCCGAAGAGGGTGTTCAAAGTAACACTCGGCCCCATTCCTGTACCGGTAGTGTAAATGTCGACGACCAGACGCGAGGCAAGGCTATCTAATGTGTACGGGGTCACGATCGCAAGACTGGCATGGTATGTGTCGGGGTCTACAGACGAGGTGGCATTCACGTCAGACGAGAAACCACTTGTCGCGATGAGCACCACACTGTTATCCGCCTTCAATTCGGATAAATGAAAATGGTAGTAGAGTTGACCTAGAGCGGCTGAGGCGTACCCGTAGATGAGCATGTTCCACAACCCTGCAGGGACCGTCGTAATAGAAGGGAATCCAACTGGCGTGGTGAAACTTGCAATTTTCAGGTCGGTCCCAAGTGCCGGAGACTGGAGTGTGTAATAGGCAGCCGGAGGGGTTGCATCCATGGGAATGAGAGTCTGCTCCAACGCGCCTACGAGTGCTATGAAAGGGTAGCCAGTAATCGGATTCACAGACGGGGGGACATTGAAGTACAGGGCAAGACCGTTGCCACCGTAATTGCCGACCAAAGTGTCAACGTACCCCTTGGTGGCGACGTCGTTGCCGATGATCGGGGTGGGGGCGTGAGGTGGCGTCTCGAATGTGACTTGGCCAAGGCTTCCAAAAGTGACTTCGTTCGGGAACGTAGTAGTCGACTCGAAAGTGACCTGGCCATTTAAAGTTGTAGTCGTTAGTCCGTTGCCGATGGCGATGGTGGTCGAATCAAGTGTCAAGGGTGTACCAGTTAGGCCCAATGTTGTCCCTTCTATTGTGAGCGGACAATCTGAGTTAATGACAAACGTGCTTGGGGTGAGTTGTAGTAGGGATGCCGTATTCTCTGAATTTACAAAATTTAGATACGTCTTGTTCAACGTGACGGAGTTCCCAGACCCGTCTTGGATGGTCACATTTGTTCCTGTAATCGTAGTAAAATCGGGACCGGACTCGCAGATGACATTGTTTGGGGCCAACTCGGTGATGAGACTGCCATTTTCAAGTAGCATGGTCGCGGTGCCATCAGAAGTGGTAGCGGAGTTCCCAACATTCAAAGTTTCCTGTAGGGAGCCCGGGCCACCGCCCCTTTGACCACCTGCATTTATGGCCCAGCGTTGAATCGATTGGTATGATCCGGACATATACACTACAAGTAGAAATTATTTTGCCGCTTTCTCAGCACGCTTTTTGGCGGCAGCGGCACGCCTTTTTGCATTAATCTCGTCTCGGTGCTCGGCACGGTACTTGGTCATATTTTCTTTTAATTGATCGCGGCGGTCGGCGTAGTACTTGGCCCTTTGCTCACGTATTTTATCAGCATGCTCAGCACGGTACTTGGCATCGTACTGCCGTAGTTGCTCGACGTGCTCATTACGGTACGCGGCCAAGTACGCGGCCAAGTACTCACGTTGTTGCTCCTGGGTCCTGTGAGACCGGATCATGTTCAAACTAGACCCACGCTCTACCCGATGCCGTTCTTCCTCGATCGTGGCCTCTTGCAGCGACTTACATGGAAATTCAGCAATTTTCACCATCTCCCAGGCAGTCCAACCTCCATTTGATTGAATTGCTTGATATACGCGCTTGGTAGGATTTGGCATTGATGCACACGCTTTATGGTTCCCCTTACGTGCGTTGAAGTTCGTCGTGTGTCCCACGTACTCGAAACCGAGGTCGGGGTGCCGGATCACGTACATCACGCACTTAGAATAATCTGTGTTGCGGGGCATATCGAGGTTTATTGAACTCTATTTAAATATGTTTTGATAATATCTAAAACCATGGCCTATAGGCTGATGTGAACACATTGGTCGGGTGCAAAAAGTCGCCTTGGGGCGCGGGCGGCTGCTCGATGCGCGGGATATTGTACCCAGACATGACTTGTGATTTGTTGCTGTCCAAAAAAGAGCCACCGATGTACTGGGCACTGCTCGAGCCCACGTACTGGGCACTGGAGCCACTCCCGAACATCTGGTCGGTGCGTTTCAATACATTGCCTGAATGCTCCTTCAATGGGTTGAAAGAGACCGCTTTGATGGTCTTCCTCTTTCCACGGGTGAAGGCCGAAACTAGATCACCGCTTGACCGGACGACGTCCACATTTTTACCTGCCTTTTTACCGATGATCGCAGGATTGACCGCAACAGCACTCTGGGTGAGCCCTTTTTTGGCTAAGATTCGAGCCGTCTCACCCGATTGAGAGTGCGCCACATTCGTGATGTTTTCGACACCGTACTTCGCAATGGCTTTCTTTTGAGTTCTCTCGGCCTGCTTGTAGCGTTTCGTGTCTTTGTACTTCCCCACGGCGATCGAAGGATTGTTTGCCCAGTCGCTTATGGAAGACGTACCTGCGTTTGCAACGACTACCTTGCCTGCGGGGTCAACATACACCTTATTTTTCTTCGAGGAGAGAGATTTGTCTAGTTTGTACTCGCCGACGGTCTGGGCCTCCGACTTTGGTTTGTAAGAAGCCTTTACAAATTTAGCCACTTCTACCGAGGAGAGCGCACCGCCCTCGAGAGAGTTGAGCAACCGAAGTTGGGCCAGGGCCAGTTTGCGGGTGGTGTGCTTGGCATGGACTTTACCGGTCTCGTCGTTCTTTACGCTGTACGCGTCCTCCCCCCGAACCTTTCTCATGACATACGGCATCTATAAAGTATAAGAAGAAAAAAAAAGGCTTCGTGGTCGGACTAGTCGGTAGTCGTTTTGACTAGTCGTTTTGACTAGTCGGTAGTCGGTAGTCGTTTTGACTAGTCGGTAGTCGGTAGTCGTTTTGACTAGTCGGTCAGCGGGCAACGGGACTTGAACCCGATGCATTAGCCAAGGCTGCCAGCGTAGTGTGCCGTCTAATTGCCCGCAATTTGTTTTTTTTTTGTTTTCAAAGGATTTTTTTGTTCAGTAGAGTCCCGAAAGAGCGCCGCGGCGGCCGCCCGACATCACACCTCCCGACATCACCCCACCCGACATGGCCGCTCCCATCATCGGAGACCGGACACCGCGACGCATCGAGTGCCGGATCATCCCACCTCCCACAAAGCGCCTCGCATCGTCGCCCATGTCTGGCTTGGCAGCCGTGTCCAGCACCACCGAGCGGGTCAGCATACCCGAGTAAGTGCTCGAGTTGCCCTGGCTCGTGACCAGCACGCCGGAGTTGACGCAGAGAACCACAAGTTCCACGCCACCAGCGGCCGCCGTAATAGACGGGCCGAAGTTCGTCACGTTGACCGTCACGCTGAAGTTAAAGGACCCCTGCGATCCGGGGCTCAAGAAGGAGGGGACGGATAAATCCGTTGGACTTAAAACAAGCACACTGCCGATGGACCCGATACCCGCGGCGGCCACGTTGAGGGCAGCAGACGTGGCTTGGCCACAGAATTCCAGATATGACTGGTTGGAACCGTTCTGTACTGATAGCCGGAACAGATCATGCTGGGTTGCAGAACTTAACAGACCGGAAGAGTTATTCAGATTCACATTCACACTGTTAATAGTCAAGAAACGGTTTGCATCGCCGCAGTTCTGGCTCGTGATGCGCTTCCGAGCAAAGATGAGGAAGAGATCGGGCAGTTGGGCCAGTTGAAGGGACGAGGACACGTAAGTGGTCGTGGCATCTGCGACCAGATCGCCTTGCTGCTGGGTCACATACCGGGGGAAATCCTGCAGGGGGGTCACGATGCGCGACGAGATGACCTGAGTGGGCTGCACCGACATGAACTTGATAAGAAGGCGCGGTGCCGACAACTGGGGCTGGCTGATGGTATCGGCCCCGTAGTTAGAGGCCTGCCACATCGAGTTGTTACCCGCGAGGGTGTTGCCCCATGTAAAGGTATACGCGGCGTACGTTGCTGCTGGCATCTTGAGCATGTAGTTCCAGGGGGTAGGTGAGAGGTTAAGGGTCACTCCAGCGTTCTGGATCCCAGCAAGGGCCCCCTTGTGGTCCGAGTGCTTGGCCCACATGAACGGGCTCTGCATGAGCGGCTCGGTGATGGTCGCGCTGATGGTCACGCGGGAGTAGGCGACACCGCCCGAGGTGTTCTGGATGCCCTCAGCAAGTTGAGCACCACCACCATCCACCCAGTCATAGTACACGCTCGTGGGGAATGCACCGCGCCCTGCGTAGCGACCGGTAATCTCTCCAGTCGAGATGTCAGAGAGGGGATTGTTGTTGGAACCAGCCGTGACCGGACCCGCATAGTCGGCGTACACCGAGTCGATTTGGGACGGGCAGCCACCGTCGTACGAAGCCAAGTCCGCGATCGGGGTCAACTTAAGCAGGGGCTGGATCACGTCCTGGAGATTGGTCGTCAGGGTGCTGTTGTTCAGCGACACTTGGACGGTCTGGCAGGCCTGCATGAGTGGGAACGGTGCCCACGCCGTATTAACACCGAATTGCATGGCCGCATAACCGTTGTTCGCCGTGGTGGCAATGGCCGTTGCCGTAAAGGAGACTGAGTACTGGACCATCATCTCGCGAGAGATGCAGGTATTCTCCGACGGGGCCTGAATCGTGAACGTGCAACTAGAATTTGAGGGGGATGCAGCAGGTATTTGCTGGAAGGTAGTCGAGGCCGCGCCAGTTTGAACGCTGTACACGAGTTGGCTTGTGATGTCTCCGATTTGAGGGTCTACATCGTTGACGCAGGAGATGAGATCAGCGGGCGAGGACATTATACACTAGTACAAAGACTTTTATTTTGAAGCCAATATATCAAAAAAATCACTTCTTCTTTTTTCGAAACATTATCTTCAGGGAACAGGAGCCGACCGCGGGCAAGTACATGGGGATGATCGCACCCGTCTTCAAACGCCAGGAGACGGACACGTCAATCGTGAACAGCGGATTGCTGCCTGTTAGGCTTATCATTCTATACTCCGACGTGGGGGTATAGTTGATGAACGGGCTAAATGTTTGGTCTGCCGTTGCGAGGTCGGTTATGACGCTGGCCGTGTTGTTGGGTTGCCCTGAAGTGATTAACTGTTGGTTTATGAAGACACTTGGCTGCGACTGAAGAGACGGCACGACCGGTAAATGGGCCGAGGTGAAGACGATGGCCACAAAGGGAGACCACGTAGAAATTGGTGAAAATTCAGGGTACGTCTGGATGTACGACGTAGCCTCCCCCACGTGGGTCGGATCATCTGCCTCGTATAGAGGTATCGTGTTCGTCGAACCGACAGCAGCCGTAAGCATCTGAAACTGCCTCCCATAGGTCACATTGTACCCGTTGTGTCTCGCGGGGAACTGCATCAGAGCGTAGAGTTCGGCATTCATGAACATGAGAATCGGGTTGCCTCCCCCACCATCTCCTAGGTCGTAGTACGGGTATGGACTGAAGAGGACCGGACCATTTGCTGTACTATCCCACGTGATGAAAGGACAGTTGTCGGACGTAGGCAATGACCCGCCCGCGGCAGCGACTTGCCCCACCAGGTCCGTGTATGCCGTCCGGATCGCGATAAAGACCAGATAGGTAAAGTAATTGTAACTATAACAGTAATAATAAAACGAGGAGATGTCTTGTAGACCAGAGCCAGTCTGGCTCGGGCCGAGGGGGACGGGCGCGCTTGCATCTTGAGCAGACCACTGAATAAAACTCTGCGAAATATAGTCAAATCCGTTATAGGTGTATTGCAGCGTCACGCTATACACTGTCAGGTCTGGGTCCGACTGGCCGACCTGAATGACCGGTATTAGAACTGGTACTGTGGCTTGAGTACTATCAACCGTGAACCGAACCACAGACAACTCGTAGTCCTCACTCCGGGTGAGTATGGGGCTCGAACGTGTCTCAGAGAACTTTAACTGTGGAGGTGCCGTGGTCGTCGAGGCCGCATTTGCTACCAGCATATCGGCGTATATGATGTCAGGACTGATCATTTGTGTACTATGTAGACATTTTATTTTTTTGATACCTAATTTATTTAATTCTTTCAAAGCGCGAACAGCGGCTTAAGTCGACGCGGGTGGTCTTTTTTTTTCTCGTTGCCTACTATATATGAGCGTGTATAACCAGGGCCTCTCGACCTTAGACGACGATATTGGAGGGCTTGCTACCCAAGTCCAGGCTGCTCAGGACGACCAAGATGCGATTGATGATGACATCAATACATTGTACGACAACATGACGACCAGCGCTGGGGGTCAGTTCGGATCGTTCGTTACAAAGACCATAAGCACGGCAAAAAACAGTGCAACTTGGCAGAACCTATGGACCATGACTCTCCAACCAGGGAACTACTTGCTCAACTACAACCTGCTCATCGAACGGCAGAATGACTCGACAAGTGATACCATACAGTACATTAGCCTCCGGGTCATTGAGAACACGGCGACCATCTCTAACGCATCCCCACCAGCCACTCGGTACTACCCTAACGCGACAGCCTACAACGCCCTAACGGTGGTCGCGACCTTGGACGGGTGTGTCCCTATTTGCTGCACGGATGGGGGAACGGCCTACTTCGAAATCTTGATACAGACACGCGATGGAGGGGTCAACGCCTGGTCCATTTCGACCTTTACCTCTGGAATGACTTCGTACAGTGATACCGACCTTCTCTCGGTCATGGCCCAGCCCCTGCAACTCGTGTGGCTTGGCAACACCGGTAGTTTCGCCTAGAAGTTCGCCTGGCCCTTCGAGGTGAAGTAGTTGGTCCGGGGCTTCGTGTTGACAAACTCGCAAATGTTTGCGTCTGTCACTTTGTGTTTGACCAGGTACTCCACGATCTCATCTCCCTCGTAGCCGACGGCCGCCAGGGTACACACGAGGGCACACCACCTCCCACAGGTCTGCGTCTTGTCCTTTTGGAATTTGTGCTTGTTGTACCAGAGGTCGCCGTCCCCAATGAGCCGTCTAAACTCGGCTGAGTCCTGGCCTAGGCATTTTCTGAGAAGCCGCGGGATGGTGTTCAAATCCCTGTCGGGGGCCTTGCCGTACGAATTAAAGTAATAAAAATTGTCATTAACCTTGAGGGCACACACCCAGTGTCCACGGTTCGGTTCTGTCTCTATGAGGATGATCCGGTACGGCTTCCCGTACTTGAAGAGGTCGTCCATGGTCGCAAATTGGCCTAGGTCAGAGTACTTTATAATGTCCTGGACGCGGAGCCCTAGCAGGACCCCAAGTTCATTGTTCGAGAGAGGCTGCTGTTCCATATTATTCACTGCGAAGTTTTTTTAGCCATTCCTTCCGACCTTTCCCACCGACCTCAAATACCCCGCTAAAATTGGTTTGCCTTCTTTAGATAAATGACTGCGTGCATGCTCTCCTCCTCTGAGGCCCACCAACCCGCCGACCCGCCGACCTCGTTTCACTCCACCCCTCCAGGGACCATGTTTTACAGGAAATTAATTCTTCAAAAAGATGGTCCATTCTGGCCAAAAAACGGTTTGAGGTCGGCGAGGTCGGCGGGAACGCTTTCCTCTTCTCTCCTCTTCTATAAAACGTGACGAGAGATGGTAAGGAAGAGGAGAAAGGAGGAGGGGAATGCACCCACCAACCTTTTTTGGAGGTCGGTGGGAGGTCGGTGGGAGGTCGGTGGGAACTTTAGGGTATTTTTTGAATTAATGTAATTTTTACAAAATAATATCTTTTGATAGTTTATGACACAAAAAGGACCTAAAGACTCCCCGCGTATTAACTGCATGAAGAAGCACACCTGTGTCTCCTGCAACTTCGGGTCTGACGACCTTTCAAACTTCAACCGCCACAACAAAAGCACACGCCACCTAGCCAAGTGCGCGATGGTCCCACCGACTGCTGCGGCACCGACTGCCGAGCCACCAACCACTAAGCCACCAACCACTAAGCCACCAACCACAAAGCGACCGACCACAGAGCGACCGACCACAAAGCGACCGACCACCCAAGTCCAGACTGCCGAGCCAGCGACCATGGTCCCAGAACCTCAGACCATTGCCGCGTTGGTCAACTTGGCCGCCGACCTGTCGTGCCAACTCAACGCCATCATCGAACTCATCAAAGTTCAGATGCATGGACCAATTGCCGTGCAAGTCCCTGTCGCCGTGCCCTACGACACCGAAGAGGGTCGTGTCATCAAGCACTTGAAGGACCTGCGAAGTGCTATTGCGGCCCTTAACGAAGTCCCGCCTGTCTCCGAGCCAGTCGAAGAAGTCCCCGAGCCTGAGGAGGTCGCCGAGCCAGTCCTTGAGCCAGTCGAAGAAGCCCCCGAGCCTGAGGAGGTCCCCGAGCATGTCATCGAGCCTGTACCCGAGCCTGAGGAGGTCGCCGAGCCTGAGGAGGTCCCCGAGCCTGTCGCCGAGCCTGAGGAGGTCGCCGAGTCTGAATCCGATTCAGAAGAGGATGAATCAGCCCCTTACGGTCGAGATGAAGAGGGTCGTCCTTACAAGCATCGGCCGAAGTCATTCGAAGACACCTGCGACCTCATCCTCGAGCAGTACGATTTCAAAACAAACACAAAGAAGGGTACGGTGTCCATCAAAAAAGTTGATCTCGATGACCTGTGGTCACTTCTACCGGAAAAATACCGGTCGTTGTCATCATCTCCGAGGTTCGATACAAGGACTCGTGAGTTCGAATCACCTCTGAAGGTTTATACACGACGAGCATCTTTCATCCTTGGAAAATGGAAGTCGTTCCCCCAGTTCCGCTCTCACAAAGAAATCTTGGAGACGACCCTTGAGCAATACGACACGGTCGAACGGATCGAGGATGAAGTCAATGGCCCTCCCATGGTACGCTGTAAGTGTTGCAAAGACATCTTCAACACGTACATGGTCACATTCCACACTTGTGACGCCGAGCCAGTCGAAGAAGTCCCAGAGCCCGAGGACGAACAGGATGACTATGTCGACACCTATGGACAGTATGGGTTCGACAAGTGGGGGAAGCCTTTGCCTCCTCCTGAAGAAGAGGATGAACCAGCCCCCTATGGTTTGGATGAACAGGGACGTCCCTACAAGCACCAACCAAAGTCCTTCGATGTCACCTGCTCTCTGATCCTCGAGCAGTATGGGTTCAAGGCTGACAAAAAGAAGGGGGTAGAGTCAATCAAAAGTGTTGACTCCGATGTCCTGTGGTCACTTTTGCCCTCTAAATACCGGTCGTTATATTGGCGAACGATTGAGGACCCTCCACACAAGAACCCTGCAGAGTTGAAAGAGTGGCATGCCATGTCCCCACAAGAGAAGTTCGAGGCACGAGCATCTTACATCCTTGGAAAATGGAAAGGTAGCGGTCCCCAGTTCCGAGATCACAAAGAGATATTGAAGACGACCCTTGAGCGGTACGATACGGTCGAACGGATCGAGGGTGAAGCCAACGGCCCACCCATGGTACGGTGCAAGTGCTGCCGAGACATTTTCAACACCTACATGGTCACATTCCACACTTGTGCCAAATAATCCCAAAAAATCTAAAAGAGTTTTAAAACAGGACTTAAAAATTAAAATCTAGGAGTATAACATAGAATGAGCCTCCTCTCTTACATCGAAACGGTTGACCTTCGCGCTACACACTGGCTCAATGCTAACCTTACGGCAGAAATGGTCCAACTCTATTCCGATCCGGATGAAATAGGCAACTATGTCCAAATCAAGCGGGTCCTGCAGTCCTTCATCAAGGGACATGGGAGTCTCAAAGTACACTACAAGCGGTCGCCCTACGACAAGCAGGGTATTTTTCGACTCTACTCGAGCGGTATCCAGACGATGCCTACCAAGTTCCGGGGTCTCCTCTGCAAGAACATGACGGACGTCGACCTGCAGAATTGCCACCCAATGATTACCTGGAACCTTTGCCAACGGCATAACATCAGTTGCCCGTATTTGACAGAGTACTGCGAGAACCGGGCAAGCCTAATCGAGCGGGGCATTGTCACTAAGCACGACGTGATCCGGTCGCTGAACAAGGGCACCCGAATCAAGGCCACGGGTTGGTTGAGCCAACTCGATGCTGAAATCAAGGTCATCCAAGTAGAACTGGCGAAGCATTACGTCGAGATCGCGGCCTTGTCACGAGAGAAGTCGAAGAAGAATCCCATGGGGACCTTTTCTGCCTATTTGGCCCATTACTTTGAAAACAAAATCCTCGAGGCGGCCGTCTCTCTGTGCCCCTACAAGGTCTCGGTGTTAATGTTTGATGGGTTCATGTTTGAAGGGTCTGGACCCTCCGAGTACCTTACTGAACTGTCGGCCATGGTCAAGGAACGCTTTGACATGAAAATGGTGTTCACCTACAAGCCAATCGAGACCCCTCTCGTGATTCCAGAGGAGTACACCTTTGAGGACCAGGGGCAGCAATATGAAATCCTCAAGACGAAGTACGAGGCCCAGGGACTTGCCTTTATCGAGAAGTTGTGCTCCTACACCATACGAATCGACGGGAATGTCCAAATCTTCGCAAGTGACGAGATGCGCCGCTACTTCAACAGGGACATGATTCAAGGCAAGCACTTCTTCGACCTGTGGGTGCATGATCCGACGTCACAGACCTATGTCGACGTAGGTGTCTGGCCGCACGATGTCAAAGTACCCCCTGGGAAACTCAACCTGTGGACTGGGTTCGCGGCGAGCCGCATCCCCGTAGTGGACGACATGAGCCTCCTCGACCCAGTCTTCAAGCACATTAAAATCATGGCAAACCATGAAGAATCGGTCTACGAGTTTCTTCTCACGTGGCTGGCAAACATGTTCCAGTACCCAAGCAGCCCGAGTGTCTTCTGTGCCCTGTCGTCCCTGGAAGAGGGTACCGGTAAGAATGCTTTTGTCAAGTTGATTAAGGACATGGTCGGTCCCGACAAGTGCATGGAAATCAACAACCCTGCCGAGCAACTGTTTGGAAAGTTCAACGGGGACCTCCGTGACATTGTCTTCTTCAACCTGAATGAAATCGGACGGTGCGACATGAACCAGTTCTATGACCGTCTCAAGGCCGTCATCAACTCGGAGACCTGCGAGGTCCACGACAAGGGGGCCAAGGCTTACCAGATTGCCAACATCCGGCACTACATGAGCACGAGCAACAACCCGCACGCGATCATCTGCAAGGAGGGCAACCGTCGGTACATGATGTCGATGACCTCGGAAGAGTTGATTGGAAACGATGAATACTTCGACTTCTTTTGGCCGTACATTGAGCGGCTCGACGTCCAGGCAGCCTTCTACCGGTACCTGATGTCGCGCGATGTGCCTCGCCGAATGACCCGCAAGGACATTCCAATTACAAAACTGATGAAGGAGGCCTACGAACTCAATCGGGACCCAATCGTAGAGTTCATCGAAGACATGCCTGCAAGCATCCGAAGCGACGTCCTGTATGGCGCGTATCGTGATTTTATGAAAGAAAACGGCTACAAGGAGCCTCCCACGAAGCGGTCATTTGAGATGAAGTTCTCTTCGTTGGCTCCCAAACACGGGATTGTCAAGCGGCGAGTTGAGGGGGTTGAAGAGGGACAGAGGGTGTCTTACCGGGTCTATGAAAAGTCCCCGTTGTTAAAGGGAAAGTAAAAATCTTCTTTCATAATATACATGAGCCGCAATAATCTCACGTTCAACAAGAGCCTGGGAGGCAAGCAAATAGCCGTCGTGGTGGACGGTACAAAAATTAAACCCATATTCCTACATGAACAAGACATTGGAAGCCAGGGATTTTCTGAGTACACGGCAAAGGGCGAGGAAGTGATCCAGCGCTCCATTGATCCATACACCGAGAGACAATGCGAATATGTGACGGGGCAAAGTGGCTCCGGGAAATCCTTCTGGACAAAGCAATATGTCCAGGAGTACCATCGACTCTTCCCGAAGAGAGACGTGTTTATATTCAGTTCTCTCGACAGCGATCCGACCCTAGACAAATTAAAATACATCAAAAGAATCAAGGTGAATTTGCCAGAATTTTTGGAGGCCCCCATAGGTCCAGCGGAATTCGTCGACTCCCTCGTTGTGTTTGACGATGTGGACGTAATTCGTGGTCCGGTCGGAAAGAAGGTGCAACTGCTGCTTGATAGGATACTACAGACGGGTCGGCACCACAAGGTCAGCGTCGTATACACCAGCCACACGGCTTGTAACGGCCTGCAAACGAAGCAAATTCTGAATGAATGCCACTCTCTGACCATCTTCCCCCGGGCCATTTCAGGCAAGGCAGCCAGATACCTGTTTGACAACTACCTTTCTCTCGACAAGGAGGAACAAAAAATGATAAAAGCCGTCCCAGATCGGAGCGTCACCTACATCAAGTCGTACCCGTCAGTTCTACTTAGCGCAAGCCGCATTTGGCTCAAGTAAAGTTTGCATAAAATTTCGAGCATGTTCTTTCAGGCGACCTTCGAGGTCAACCAAAAGGTGCTCCGGGTCGGCATCCTGAGGCAGCCCGAGGTTGGCTATGATATCTTGAGGGTCGTACCCGATTTCAAGGGCCACTTTTAGGTCGCCGACCCATCGGTCGGTGTCGGACCATGTATCGATAAAGTCTAACATCTTCGATGCGTCTTCCCCCTGCAAGTGGGCAGCCAACGCGGCTCTTTTCAGCGCCTTCAAAGGGCGATCACGGCACTGGCAGGCCTCCTCTTCGGGGTCGCCTACTTTAGAGATAGAGAGGTCTACCGGGACACCGTCCACGTAGAAGATAAAGTCGGCCTTGGTCGGTGATTGCTTCCGCACCGTCATCCCCTCGGCTGGTACAAGTTTAGCCAGGTCTATGTCCCCCTCGGCCAACATGGAGCACTTGCCACCCCCCAAGACTTTAGCGTTGAGTCTGAACTTCTTCATTTTTATATATCAACATAAATAAATGAAGAAGTTAAGCAGCGATGATCTTCAACTTGCCCTCCGCGCCTACTACGTCAAAATCGGCCGTACCAAGTACCCAGCAATCGAGCGCTACTCATGGGGAGAACTCTATAAGGCCTGCCGTCTCTTTGGTTTGATAGAAATTGAAAGTTAAAAACATATTAAAAAGTTTTCTAACCATAGTTTATAGAATGCCAACCCGCCAGTACGAGAATTCAATCCTCTACGCCGTCCGGGCAAAGAATGGAGACGAAGATGTAGGGGTCACAACGAACTTGACCCAACGCCGTGCCCTCATTAAGCGGGGCGGAAGTCAGCACAGTGACTTCATAGTGGCCCATGGGGGGTGGTCCAACGTGGTCATCGTGCCTCTCCGCAAGGTGACGGCGTCTGATCCGCTCACGCAGTCTCTGGAGAAAGAGAAGTTTCTCTCGGAGAAGAGATCGAATGTGATTAGCGCCGTGGAGCCCTCGCGACTACCGACCGACAGCGTCTTCGGTGTCCCTCTGCTTCATCGCAGGGATGAGGTAGAGATGCACTGTGTAAAACCAAAAAAGAAGTGTGAGAAAATGGTACATGATCCCGCTAAATTGGAAGCGAAGGCTGAGAAGACACGGCGCAAACGGGAGCCAAAGCCCGTCGTGGTTGAACCTGCACCGGAGCCTCAACCGGAGCCTGAGCCGGAGCCTGCACCGGAACCCGTACCGGAGCCCGCACCAGAGCCTGCACCGGAACCGAAGAAGAGGGGTCGCCGCAAGTTGTAAAAAACAAAACAAGCCGTTCACACGGCAATTGGACTGATGGTGTAATGGTGATCACTCTAGACTTTGAATCTAGCGATCCGGGTTCGATTCCCGGTCGGTCCTTAAAATCGGCGAAGGCACTGCACGGTCATCAAGGCACCGGACTGCATTTTCCAAGACGATGTCTGCGTCCCCTTGTTCTGGCCCTGTGCGCAACTCACATAGAGTCCAATATTTTGTGCCCCATCAAGCGTTTGGTTGAAAATAAGCGTAGGCATGAATCCGCACGTGCTCGCATATAGGTAGTTCTCGTCCTGAGGGTAGCATTCGAGAGCATAGACGCACTGCGCCAATTTCGTTCCGGCACTGTTCTGGACCCACGCCGAAATGTTGCCTATGAAGGCATTGTTAGCGATCGTTCCAGAAGTATTACATGCGTTAAAGCCATTAAATCCAACGTGAACCATCCATGTTCCAGGGTATGGCAATTGGAAAATTTCAAGTTGATAACTTGCACCATTGTCCCGGGCTGTAATGGATCCGATGGACATGCCCTGTATCAGTGTGCCGCCCGTGATCGCCGACGCTACCGTCTCGAGGGTGTCGAGTTTCGTTTGGGCTGCGGCTTGGTCTCCCTCGAGCGCGTCAAGTTGCTGGCCGACTGGAATAAGAGCGGCTCCCACGGTCGAAATGCTCTGATTGTAGAACGACATTATACTGTTAAAGACAGAAAAAAAACTTAGTACAGTTGGATGAGGGTCACTTGAAGGGATGAAAGGTCCCATGTCTGATCGCTCTGGATGGCCCCCACATAGACTTCAATGTAGAGCCAATCTTGGGTGGCCGACGTTGTGAACGGTACGAGGCAATTCATCGTGACATTTGATTGAGAGATCTGTGATTGAGCCTGGGCAGTGTTTGTATAGTATTGGTGCGGTGCCCTGGTTAGGAGAACGGCGTTTGTTCCGGTACTTGAGTTCGCGAGGGAGACTTGCATCTGAACCTGGTACAGGGTGTAATTGGCCGTGTCGTTTTCAAAAGCATTCATCGTAATGCTGGCCAAGTACGTGGTCTCGGTCCCGACCTGGAAAGCCTTTGCTACTAAGGTGTTCTGGGCGGTGCTTCCCTGTGACTGCTCTTCGAACGTCGAGTCGGCTAGGCCCGTGAATACTGTATCAAGGTCAGCATACTCTGCTTGTTGGGCAGCCGTGGTCGTCTCATCTGCAGCAAGACGGGCTTCAAGGGCCGCAAGCGAATACTGACTCCCGCCCTGGTTATAGACACTCATATAGATAGAGGGTAGAAAATAAAAATTTACCTTTTGTAGGTCTCTTTGGCAGCCTTCAACGCCTCTTTTAGGCTAAGCCCCGGGTGGGCTGCCCTGTAGACCTTAACGTGTTCCATCCACTTGGACGGCGGGCGTGCTGCCCGGTTCCCAGACCCTTTTCCGCCCGCGCCCATCATTTCCATCTGCGCCTGTTGGACGGCCATATCTAACCCTTGCTTGACGTACGGAGCAAGTGTCTTCTTGGCCTTTTTCACAAAAGGCGCGGCGGGCTTGACGAAGTGGCCGATCGCGCGTAGTGTTTTCGCCGTCTTGCCCCCCTTGTTGTTGTTTCGATTTCCAGAACCGGACTGGTAGGTCTCCTTTGCAGCGATTAGGCAGTCTTTATAAGACATCTCCGGGTGCTCCTCTCGATATTTGCGGACATGCTGCATCCAGGCCGAAGGGGGTCGACCGCCGCCCTTCATGACCGGACCACTGGGCACAGCAGGAAGGTCGTACACGGGCGTCGCCTCAACCACAGGCATTTTGGCCATTTCCCGAGCAGCCTTGTTAGCCTTGGCCATTTGTCCGCGCTCCTTTGCCTTCAATTTCTTGACAGCAGGGGCGGCTCCCTTCGCAAAATGACCAATATCGGCTAGGTTGCGCCCCAACTTGGACTGCTGGGTGTACCCCATGCCGAGGACCGGGGTCGGCTCATGGACGGTGGCCGTAGCGAGAGGCACGAAGGAATCCTCGAACCCGAATGATCCGGAAGACAGAGTGGCCTTGTACTTGCCTCCTCCAAACACCATGGGGGTGGTCTGCGTGAGTTCAAAAAGACGGCCGTTCACGGCGTTGAGTTCATTAACATGGCGACGAACAGATTCGGCAGTTTCCATTATAGTCTTTCATTAGAAAAAAATACCATGGAAGTGTATGGAACCGTTCGGGAGGCCACCCCCCTTGATCCGGTCCCCTTGCGAGGATGTGCATTTTTATGACATCTTAGAAGACATAATCAAAAAAGTGACAATTCTTGAGCAAGAACTTGTTCGTCTAAAGAGACGCATGGACCGACTACCGACTACAGACTACCGACTACCGACTACAGACTATCGACTATCGACTACTGACCGACTGACTAGTCCGACCGACTAGACCGACTTTGGGATCATCCGGTCGCGGACGCATGTCTAAAAGAAATGAAAAGAGATACCCGTACACAGTGCGCCGTTACCATTGCGGCCGACCCCCTGTCCACATGGGTCATCGCGAGCCCAGTCAATGTATTTGGAAGCCGTAAAGGCCTGGACACACCAGTTCTTGATGTCGTCCGAGAGATGATCAGGTATGTAAACGTTCACATCACAACCCTTGAAGCCACCTTCGATAGCCGTGCCGACCGCGGCGATGATAGAGCGCTTAATGTATGTCTTTTGGTCCATGATTAGTTGGATGTTGTGTGTTTTGAATTTAATTTTTCGGCATTGAATTTAACCCACACGTAGGACACGATTGAATTTAACCCTAACCCTACTTTTGATACTAGATTTCTATCATATAACAATTTGTTACTATTCAAAACTAGATTATTACTAATTTGGAATAGTTTGAACGTGTGCATTTTCATTTTGTTGCGACCAAAATATGCATATTATGGTTAATACCATATTTTTCGCACTGAAATGGTCAGCAATTTTTTAAAAAGAAATAATACCTTTTTGAAAGTAGATTTCTACCAGCCCCCATGTTTTGAAACCGAACCCGCCAAGTTCGCCCATACCGGACGTTGTCACTCGACCTCTATCTCAAAATCCTTTAAAAAGGTTCGGAGATTCTTACCCAAGTCAGTGCTGTCACCCCAGAGGAGGTATCGTGATAGGCTGCCCGGGTTGACGCGGCGCCAATCTTCAAGAACCGAGTGCCTACGCAAGTAATTTTCTCTTTTCTTTTTATCCCCATGGTCAATGTAGGTTGATCCCGTCTTTGAACCGAAATGGACCTCTATGTCTGGCTCCGCGAACTTAATGAGCAGCCTCTTCGTCGCCTTCGGGCTCAGACCAATTTCAAGAAACCGCATGTACTATTAAGATGCGATTTTCTTTTTACAATTCAATGATTTCAACTGTAAGGCAATTGCGCCATATTGGGGAACTGTGCTTAGATTGCTACTACGATTCGGTTTGGTTTTGTGTTTGGCTGCTGGTTAGGACGGTGGTTCGGCTAGGGTTAGGTATAGGGTTAGGGCTTAACCCTAACTGGATGTAACAGAACAACCCCGCGCCACACCCGCGCCGCTGATTTCTGATTTTCATTGGATTTTCAGCGAAATCCACTGCCGGGGCGCGCCTGATTTGGCGGGGATATTCTATTACATCCAGGGTTGACTCTGCTCGTGTGAGCATTTGGGAACGGGCAGGGTTGACTCTGCTCGTGTGAGCATTTGGGAACGGGCAGGGTTGACTCTGCTCGTGTGTTTTGAATTTAATTTTTCGGCATTGAATTTAACCCTAACTATTGAATTCAACCCTACCCCACACGTAGGATACAATTGAATTTAACCCTAACCCTAACTTTTGATACTAGATTTCTATCATATAACGGTTTGTTACTATTCAAAACTTGACTCTGCTCGTACATAGAGGTAGACAATTTGCTTTTTTTCTATCTCTCGTCGACGAGGCTCTTCCGAAGCCCCCGAAGGGTAGAGGTAAACAAAATGTTGTGTTCAATCTCTCGACGAGGCTCTTCCGAGGTAAACAAAGTGTCTTCTACTCTTAATAATTCTTTGCTTCTTCTAAAAGTCATTCATCCACCTCGCTCGTGCGGTGGTTAGCGGGTTCAAACTGGCTGGTGTGTTAATCACAGGCACCAAGATCAGGTCGCTACCGAAGAACCGTTTCGGTGCAGCACCGGACATCAATACCTGCCCCGCCATGTTCGCCAGTACATACTGCTCGCGTATCGTCGCCCCTGCAGGAATCGTATTGACTACCGTGAACACCTCGGGTGTGTAATGGACTGCTGTTTTATTCCAGCCGTTGGTCGACTCTTTAATCTCGCGCCATCGACTTCCGTCTCCAGTGTTCAATGACCCGATGCTAATCCGGACCATGTCGCCAATATTGAAGACGCGGGGCCGTCGTCCGTTCGCGATTGTTCGCCTTGCCTGGTCCTCTATAAAAGCCTCCTTGTACTGCTTGCGTTGCTGTAGGTTCATGTTCTCATTCAGGGGAACGAGGGGAGGGACTGGCCCTACCGGAGGCACGTACCCTGGCGTCCATAAGTCGTTGGCGGAGAGTTTACTCTTTGAACTGATTTGGTTGTTTAGATTGTCCACATATGCTTGAAGGTGCGGGTACCAAACTCGGTTGTTGGCGCGGATGAACCCCGCTTTAATTTTACGACGCAATTCTCGATTCATCCGTTCAACTTTTCCGTTGCTCACCGGGTAGTAGGGTGACGTGCGTATGCTTTGAATGTTGTGGGCTTGGAACCAGCCCCCGAGAGCCCCCGCGGGTCTAAACTCATTGTCGCCCTGTAAAATGTTTGGGTACGTGTTGTTCGCTACACAAATGCTGTCCAGCGCCGTTGAAAGGGTCGGGTTAGCAGCATTGTTTTGCTTATTGGTTAAACCCCTTGCGAACACTTTGCCGCTAAAGTAGTCCACCACGGTGAGAATGAACCGCCTTTGTTGGTTTGCCCCCCGGAACGGGTTCAGGTCAATGAGATCGACCCCCCACCTCTCGTTCGGAGCCCTCGAAAGAATCGGTTTATTGACCAACTTCTGAGGCACCCTCGCGATCGCATAGTCCCCTTTGCTTCGCAGGAACGCGTCCGTTAACTTTTTGGAAATGTTCAAGTAGAGCGACGCGACTTGGTGATAGAAAGCGTTGAGCCCAGTACCTAACCCCCTTCGAATGTCGTTGTAGACACCGAGAATGCGGTTAGCCCTCAAGTTCGGTGGGACTACCTCAAGGCTGATGTTTGCGTTCGGGTTGTACCACAGTTCCGTGTTGTGGTTTCTTGTCACGAACCCACTCCCTATGCCAAACTTTTGATTGTACCTAATCTGCTGGCGGGCATTGAGCCCAGCAGGGAAATTGCCCGTGGTGATGAATTGAATTATTGAATTTATACCTGCCGCAGTACCGAACTCAGGGTAATTATTCAACTTTTTCAGTTCAGATGAAATCATACACTTACGTGATATTTTTGCCAACGAGCCCATTTCACCTTGTCTAAATGCCTAACTTTTGACAAACTTTTTTTGAAAACCCTCCTATAGGAAAACTTTTGTAAATTTTAGGCATTCAAATTACGCCCTCACTTGCCATTGTTGATGTACGTGGCCTGCGCAACCCCGACGCTCGTGCCCATGGCCTCCACGTCCTGCTTGAGTTCGCGGGTTGCTTTTCCGTATTTATAAGAGAGGTATAAGTTGCGTAAGACGCTCACACCCACCGCGTCGTTGTTAAAGGCCTGCTTCACCATTCGCCCGAACATGGCGCTTGTTACGGGTTTTCCATTCTTCGAGATGAGATAGCCTCCATCAGGCAGCAGGGCCTTGACTTCCGGACTAACAGGCATGACTTGCGCTCCTATAGAGTTTTTGTTCTTGAACTTGTTAAAATGAAAGTTGACCCCATCGCACCAGTTGTCTACCGTGCTCACGGGGCGGCCCATCTTGCACACGAAGTAGTCCATTGCTCTGCGAGGTGGCTGGGTGCAGTAGAGAGCCCGAATTAATTTAGACTGCTTGTCGCTTGGCTCTGTGACGGCGCACAGTTCCTTCCAGTCTAAACTGTCAATCTTTTTGAGTGTGTGTTCGGATTTGAAGGACTCGCGATTGAGGTCACCAGCCAACGACATCATGGCCGTGTGGTACGTGTTGTAGGCTCGCTTGAACCCAGGCTTATCCTTCAACACCATGACAACGCTAATCAGGTAGGTCCTACGTGTGTTCGGATTCGGCATCTCGTTAATCTTGGCTAGTACGGGCTTAGTCTTTTTGAGCCAGTCAATTGACTCGAAGGGACCACCATGGAGTCGCCGAAGGTTGTTTTCGTACAGCCTGAGGGTAGAAGTCGCTTGATTGCCTCCAAACATATAGAGTATCCATAGATTTTTTTTTGAGATAGAACGAAGATTTTTCTATGCCTCCTATATATGTTCTCCAAATTGACCGTGACCGCCCTCCGAAAGTTGCTTGCCGACCATCGGCACCATCATACAATTTCTGGGTACTCCACGATGAAGAAGGCCGATCTCATAAGGGCCCTGAGTCGTCGATTTGTTATCCGAAATGATGTGTTATATTTGAAAGGGGAGGCTCCCAAGCAAAAACACGTCCCAATCGGGGATATCAGACCGTATCTTGTGACTGTTTAAACGACCCCCTGCAGGGACGAGATGAGCACTTGGTCCTTCGCTGGGAGTTTTTTGGCTGCCGCGGGAATCGATGCGATCATTTTGAACAAGACTAGTTTTTTATTTTGACCGACTACCCCTATCGACCTGGCCACGGATTCGAGGTCCTTTTTGTCAACAGTTTTAATTAGTTCCATCTCCTTCCGTTCTTCGTACGTCGTGAGACCGGACACCGCGAGTTTAACATTTTCACTAAGTTGCTGAACAATGCCCTGTTGCGCAAAGGACGATAAACTGTCAAAATCCAAGAGCAATGCTTCATCAATTGGAGAGGCCGAAGGGCGATCCTGTGTCAGGTCCACCATTTCAGGCTTGGCAGCCTTTTTACGGGCACGTTGTTCTACTTTAGCCTGCTTCGTCGCTCCCTCCACAGCAGTACTGAATAGTGCTCGATTTTCCTGTGGCGATCGAGACCCTTTTAACTCGACAACACGGCCAGCCGCTTCATTAGCCAAATCGAGAAGTCCCTGGCCTGTAGTTGGGTCGATTCCGCGGTCCGCCATGTCTTGTGCTGCAGCGTTGAGTTCCTCTGAATACGGGAGATCAATAGCGTGTGCGGCAGCGAGAAGGACTTTCCTGGCCGAATCTGCGTCAGAAGATTGTCTCTGGATTCTAGGGGGGGATCCAGGAAGTGGTAGCGTAGACAAAACCGGAAGCGGAAACGGTGGTAAACGTGGGTAGGCATCTTGGAGAATCTGAGCCACGGGTTGCCTAACGCGATCCGCCACCCGAATGGCAACTTTGCGTACATCCTCTTCTGACGCGGTAGAAGCATATGCAGCCATCTCTTGGGCCGACTGTATTCCTGCCGCAATTTGGTCAAAGGTGTCGCCGCCTGGACTCCGAAGGGCAGGCGCCTGTGAATGAACCCCGCGCTGTGAAAGTTCCTTCTTTTCAATCTTTTCGCTAAGGATCCGAGCCTCGTATTCTTCTAGGTGTGGCAATTCACGCTCGAACGTGGCACGGTCTTTAATTCGTCCCACGAGAGCGTCGAGTCTACTTTGTCGAGACAAGAACGTCGGGCCGATCTGGCGTTCTAATGTCTGAAGAGACATGCCCCGGTCACGTGCCACTTGTCTAATGTAGTCATCGACCACCGACTGGTCGTTAGCAGCAAGGATATTAAAGCCCGTCCGGACAATTTCATCAACTTCCTCTCGGTCTAAGACGGGTTCCCCCGCCATCCTCTGGGTGGCTTCTAGAAGCCTGATGTACTCTGCCTGAGATGCCCGGGTCTCGTCTGGGTCGGCCGCCCTTGCCCAGTCTGGAATGTCTGCCGCAGGGAGCGGAGGAGGGGCACGGGCTCCTGCAGGGGGCTTCGGGGGAGGAGGGGTCGGGGCTACCATTTCGCTTGCCATGGTCCGTGTAAAAGTGACTTGGTTAAGGGCCGCCAAAGCAGACCTGAGTTCTTTCATGATCTTCGAGTTGGGTTGCACTACTGGTGGGCCCGCCGTGGAGATGGCGTCTGCCAAGTCGGCCAGTTCCGTGGCACGGTTCCCGATGGCCGACGCGTCAAAGTCTGACGGGTTTTTAATTTGAGTTGCCTCCCGTTTTACATCAGATATCAACCCGAAGATGGGGGACACGTCGAACTGCCGTGAGTTTATCACGTCTTCATTGACTTGAAGGAGCCGACCGTACAGGAGGTCAATTGACTTGTTCAGACCAGCCAGCGACTGAGCGGCCTCCCGGGGCTGGGCAACAGGTTGATCGGGGACAGAAGAGGCGTAGATTTTGCGCATGTACTCGGCCAACTTAGCAGGGTCATCACCGTACTCCCCAGAGTTCATGAAGTTGTCCTCTGGCCGCACGAAGGCTATGCTTGGCACCTTCCTAGATTTCGACATATACAAAGAGAGATATAAAATTTAGAAGCGAAGAATTTATCAAATCTTTTTGTATGAGGCTGATCGCAGGGGACCTGTACGTGACATGGTGGGAACGGGCCACGCTGGACGAGTACGTCGACACGAACCAGGCCTGGGAGACTGTGTGCTTTAACCTGACGTGTATTCTCGAGAACTGCGACGTGTACCCGTCAGATAGGGACATCCTTCTAAATTTTTGCAAGTTCAAATTCAAGAGAATGATAATCGGTTGATAATCGGTCCCACCGACCTCCGCCGACCTCCCGCCGACCTCCAAAAAAGGTTGGTGGGTGCATTCCCCTCC